GAGGAATGTTATTTGAAAATATAACTCCTCAAATAAGTCATTATATTGCAAAACAAATAGAATTATTAATTAGAAATTACGAACCAAGATGTAGATTAGTAGAGGTTGTTAATAAACCTGACTTACGAAAAAATGGATATTCAGTTTCAATATCTTTTTATGTTATTAACACTCCCAACCCGGTACAAGTAGAAACATTTTTAGAAAGATTAAGATAATATGGCAACTAAACTAGACATATCACAATTAGACTTTGACGGTATCAAAGATAATCTAAAAACTTTCCTATCACAACAGGATGAGTTTACTGATTATGATTTTGAAGGTGGCGGTATGAATGTTCTATTAGATGTTCTTGCTTACAATACTCACTATCTTGGATACAATGCTAATATGTTAGCAAATGAAATGTATCTTGATAGTGCCGATCAAAGAACAAGTGTAGTATCATTAGCAAAACAAGTTGGGTACACTCCAAGAAGTGCTAACTCATCAAAGGCGATAATTGATGTAGTTGTCAATAATGCCACTGGTGCCTCTCTTACAATGGCTAGAGGAACAAAATTCACAACTACGGTTGACAAAACAAACTATTCTTTTGTGTCAAATGATGATATAAGTATTTCTCCAGTAGATGGTGTTTTCAAATTTTCTAATTTAGATATTTTTGAAGGTACATATTTAAATTACAAATACACAGCAAACACAACTGATACAGATCAAAGATTTATTATACCAAATGATAATGTAGATACAACAACCCTTACTGTTAAAGTTCAAGAATCTTCTTCTGACTCTACAACAAATACATATACATTAGCAAGTGGTGTTACAGGAATAGATTCTACATCTAAAGTTTATTTTATACAAGAAGTTGAAGATGGTAGATTTGAAGTTTATTTTGGTGATGATGTTCTAGGGCAATCAATCAAAGACGGTAACATTGTCATATTAGATTATATTACTTGTAATCGTACTGAAGCAAACGGCGCTAACACATTTACATTATCAGGATCAATTGGTGGATTTTCAAACGTAACTATTACAACAGTAGATAACGCTGCTAACGGTAGTGGTCCTGAAACAATTAAATCAATTAAGTATAATGCACCTAGAGAATATTCAGCACAAGATCGTGCTGTGACGGCAGAAGATTATAAAGTTCTTGTTAAAAGATTATATGCAAATGCTCAATCAGTTCAAGTCTATGGTGGTGAAGACGCAGCCGTTCCTGACTATGGAAAAGTTTACATATCAATCAAAGCAAAATCAGGTTCTAACCTAACAATTGCTACAAAAGTAAGTTTAGTTGCAAGTCTTAAATCATTTGCTGTTGCTTCTGTAACACCTATAATTATTGATCCTGAAACAACTTTTATAACTTTAGTTACAACTTTTAAATTTGATTCTAATCAAACAACTAAAGGTTTGTCAACACTTTCAACAAATGTAGTAAATGCTATATCATCTTACAATACAGATACATTAGAAAACTTTACAGGTATGTTTAGATACTCAGCTTTAACAAGAGCTATTGATGATAGCGATACATCTATATTATCTAACATCACTAAAGTTAAAATGTATAAATTTATTACACCAACTTTAAGTGAAGGATTAAAATACACACTATCTTTCAATAATGCATTTTTCAATCCACACTCAGGACATAATTCAGCTGCTGGTGGTATTATATCTTCAACAGGATTTAAAATCAACAATGACAATTCAGTTAATGAACATTTCCTAGATGATGATGGTAACGGCAACGTAAGAGTTTATTATCTAAATGGAACAGTTAGAGTGTACACAAGTTCTACCTTTGGTACAGTTGATTATGCAACTGGAGAAATAATTTTAACTTCTGCTAACATTACAAGTATATCAAATGTTGATGGTGCGGCTAGTACTCGAATAAGAATCACAACATCACCAGATTCAAATGACATTGTGCCTGTAAGAAATCAAGTACTATCTATTGACACAGCAAATTCAAACGTGTCTGGTGCAGTAGATGAAATAGAGAGTGGTAGTTCACAAGCAGGAACATCTTACACAACAACTAGTAGTTATTAGGTGTTAGGTAATGGACATTAAAAAAACAAATAAAAAAAAACTATCCACACTTATTAAACAACAGGTACCCGAGTTCGTATTAACGGACCACCCTAAGTTTACAGAATTCCTTACTTCATACTTTTTATTCATGGAGTCTGCCGAATTAAACCTAGATACAATCACAGACATAGATCAAATACTTTTAGAAACAACAGGTGCTCAAGATAGTTTTGTATTACTTAATCAAACAACTAAGAATGGTTTAGACATAGGTAACAAACTTGTAAATGAAGAAAATACATTTGGTGGATCATTCACAAAAGGTGAGATCATTACAGGTTCAGTATCAGGTGCAACTTCAACAGTTTTAGCAGAAGATGTCATATCAAATAATAGATTATTCATCTCAGCAAATAATGGTTGGATAACAGGAGAAACTCTTACTGGTTCTATATCAGGCGCAACTGCTAAAGTTGCTAAGTATCGTGCAAATCCTGTTGAGAACATACAACAACTTTTAAATTATACTGATCCCGATCATACGATAAGTGATTTCTTATCTCAAATGAAAAAAGAGTTTCTTAATACGATTCCTGTCGATACAGATGACGCTGTAAGTACAAGAAAACTAATTAAAAATATTAAATCTTTATACAGAGCAAAAGGTACTGCGAAAGCGCACAAAGCTTTCTTTAGAATATTATTTAACGAAAATTCAGAGGTCTACACTCCATCAGACGATATGTTGAGGGTATCAGACGGTACTTGGAATGTTCAATCTTTTATTCGTTGTACACAGACTGCATTACAATTGGCACAAGATCCTATCTTTTTAACAGGACAAACAATCACACAAGCAAACGATCCTTCTGACACAGATGTTAATTTAGCAACTGCAATCGTAGAGAACATATTAAAATTTCAAGAAGGTAGTACACAGATCATTGAGATTATAATTAATCCAGAAACAACATCAGGTACTTTTGTAAATGGTGCAACCGTGACTGGAATAAGTAATATTGATCCTGATCTAACAATAGGTGTAACCGTATCACAAGGTCTTGAAACAGCTACAATAACAAATGATGGTGGAACATTGACAGTTGGTGATGAGGCAGTTCTAACTGGTGGTGAAGGTTCTGGTGCCAGAGTTCAGGTATTAGATATATCAGGTGCAGGTGTTGATGAGGTTATCATTAATGCTGTAGGACAAAATTATCAAGAGGGTGACACATTAACATTTAGCTCAGGAACTGCTCAGGCAAAAGTTGCTGTCGTTAATGGTGGTATTGCTCCTGAAACAGGTATTTTAAGTATTCATGTTGAGTTAGAAACAGGAACAATTACAGGTGGTGGATCAGGTGATTTATTATTTGAAACGATAGGTTCTAACACAACTAGTAAATTTTTACATTCATCTTCTTTAATGAATGATACAGACATTAGAATTGAATTAGAAAATGAAGTAGGACATCTTTTATCACAAGAAGACGAAGGTACTCAAACTTCTGAAAGATTTTATATTGTTAATCAAGATTCAGAACCAGAACGTTCTGCTGGTATGGAAATTAACGATCATGTTGTATTAGAAAATGAAACACAAAATGATGGTCTACATATTGGTGACAAGATAGTTCAACAAAATGCAACAGGCACTGGTGACATTACAGATATAAGAATGATTGCAAGTGGTTCTGGTTATACAACTTTACCTACAGCAACAATTGATGGTGTAAGATTTATTGGTTTAGAAAATACTACATCTTCCGAAGTAAGTGATTTCAGTCGTATTCAATTTGAAAATGGCGGAAGAGTTCTTAATGAATCTACTTTTGCTGTATTAAACGTAATCAACGGAACTGTAATACCTTTTGGTGACGATATCGGTAGAGCAACTTCATTAACTATTATTGAACATGGTGTTGATTTTACTTCAGCGCCTACATTAGCATTTCCTCACTATGCCGTTCTCAAAACAGTTTCAGGAACAATATCTGCTAATGAAACATTTACGTCAAACATTTCTGGTGCAACAGGTACAGTAATTGACTTTACAGCACCTCTTTTAAAATATACAGCAACAACAAGTGAGTTAGTTGAGGGTGATACAATATCAACATCAGGAAGTCAAACTGCTGTGGTGGCAAAAGCTGACGCATTAACAGGTGTTTCAACTATCAATTCTGGTATTACAACTGCTGGTGGTTATGTAAATCAAGATGGACATATTTCTGAAGGTTCTAAAAAAATTCAAGATAGTTTATACTATCAAGATTTTTCTTATGTGATAAAAGTTGCAGAATCAATTAACAAGTGGAGGGATGCCATTAAAAGATCGGTTCACCCTACTGGATTCTATGTGACAGGAGAGGTAAACATTCAAACAAGATTAGCAGGTGGTGTTAAACAACCAGTTGGTGCTACAATCTCTGGTGGATTATTCTCTGGTACTTCTGACAGTCCAATCTACATGAGATTAAATACATTGTTCAATACTATCTTTCATAGAAGAACAGGAGTTGGATTTAAGTTTATGAGTAATGCCGGACAACTAGACGGC